GCCTTGAATCCGGGCCTCAGCTATCTTGCTTCCGTAGCGCCACTCTTGCACTTGCCAAGCAGCCAGCGCACAAGCCAATCCAACCCCAAGCATCAGTTTCATACTCGCACCTTCATGCTGCGCACCAACGAGGTGTTGCCACTGCGTATGACCTCATTCGCAGTCCCACGCAACGTACAAGCGAGAAAACTGTACAAGAGCGCGTGCATATAGTGATCCTCTCCATCAGTCTTTTGCCATGTGTACGCTGGCTCGTAGCCGTCTTTATGCACCAGCGTTCGCTTCATGCTCAGTACGTGGGAGATGAACTTGCCATCGTCACTCGCTGACTTAAAGACGAAATTCCCAGCCTTGATAAAGGTCAACAGCTTGTCAAAAGCTGCGGTTTTGTTGGCTTTGACGAGCCTGAGGTTGAGTTTGCCTTCTTCTGGTGTTTCTACCTTTTGCACGACCGTGTACATCTCTGGGGTCTTGGTGCTGACGAAGATGCAACCATAGGCATTGGGGTCGTAGTCCGTTATGCCTGTGATGAGCGCCGTTTCCGGTTGAGCATCTTGCACTGAGGTGATGCACCTGTGTTCCTTGATAAGTCTGTTTCGGGTTTCTAGAAATTGGGACAGAGGGCAGGTTTCCCTGTGGACTGCGAGGAAGACACCAGAGTGAAACCTTGATATGACGATGTGGCACAGTTGTCCGATGTCCGCCCCGAAGTAGTGGGGCGTGTCGGTCGCGGTGAAGTCACCTGTTTGCTTGGCTTTTTCAAGGTCGGTGACAACGATTTGGGATTCTTCGTTTTCAGAGGCTTCCCCCAGCACTTGATTTCGCCATTCGGCTTCGCTGTTGAACTCGGTGCTGGTTCTGACCACGTAGCTGGGCACCAGAACCTTGCAGGCGGTCACTGGGGTGATGTAGTAGGTGTGGGCTTCGTAGTTGTCGTTGGGGTTCTCTACGACCCATTCAAGCAGGTCTGGCTGGAATACCGGATCACGCTTGCAACTGGGGCAGAGCCAGTGGGCTTCTTGCCACCGGATGTCTTTGAGGTTGAACTTGTTGATGTCGGACAAAGGGTTGCTCCATCCGGGGACTACCATGTCGAGGTCGTAGGATGGGAGCCAGCGGTAGCCACATTTGGAGCAGCATCCCATGTGCCTGTAGCGTTTTGAGGTCTTGGCTTCTCTGCTGATTCCAACTCCGGGGATGGTGGGTGTGCTGAATTGCCGGATGATTTTCAGCGGTGAGGCTTGAAGACGGGATCGGAATTGTTTGAGTACGTCAGGGTCGCAGCGATCTACTTCGTCCACCACGAGAACATCAGCACTAATGGAGAGAGCTGCTGTTTCTGACCTACAACCTCGGGTGAACAGGAAGTTTTTGCCGATTTGTTTGAGTTCGATGGAATCGACGTTGATGTTCAACAAGGACTTCAACCTTGGTGAGTCGTAGATGAGTGGGTTGACCTTGGTGGTGGTGAGTTTGGCCGCGTCATTGGCGGTGGGGAGTGCATAGATGGTGTTGAAGCGGGGCTGGGTTGCCAGTCCTGACAGGAAGTATGCGATGGTTGAGGTGGTGAGTCCGATTTGAGCGGGCTTGACGGTGTTGTTAACGCGAGAGGTGTCGTTCAAAATGTCGGCTTGGAATCCGTAATCGCCTGTCATGACGATGTGCTTTCCTTCCAAGACTATGTATTTTTGAGCGAAATTTGCCAGATTGTGCAGGTTAAAGACGGAGTTGGCTAGTTCTGTCAAGCCTGTGAAGTGGTCTTTTTTCATAAGTTCAGGTGGCCTTTGTACACTTGCATGAATGAGTCACGTATGTCAGGGAATTCCTGAAGCGTTTTTCCGAGGGCTGTTTCTATTTCAGCCACTTCTGTGACGTTGTAGAGGGTTTCTTTGTCCTTCAAGACTTCTTTCAAAATGTTGAGGATTGTGGAAAGTGTCTGAGCCTTTTGGTTGGCAGGGGTTGCATAGTCACTGGCGATGCTGTCAAACAGAGCTTGGGCATTGGAGTAAACTAGGGCGAGTTCCCGCTTTAGGTCGAGTTGGTCTGTACTTTCATACAGTGTGAACTGCTGTCGAGCTGCTGGGGGCACACTGAAGGCTTCCCCTGTGAAGTCTGGGTGGTTTCTCATGGTGGTATTCTAGTTCTTTTCCTCTACACTGACAAACTATGTTTGAATCAATACAAAAGTGGCTTGCCGCCAGTCTGCCAACGGTTCCTTTACCTAAGGCCCCTAACAAGCCTGTGTCTTTTCCGGGTTACAGGAAAGCCTTAGAGGTGAGTACGTCGAAGTTGCGAGCGCCTGACAGACAGTTGGCTTCAACAGATCGTTTGTTGGATGTCAGAGACAAGGCCAGTACAGCGTTGGTCATGAAGGCGTTGGCGAAGTCAAGTCCTGATTTGTCCAGTGCTTTGAACTCTTTGTTGCGTACCGGCATACCTGAGCAGTTCACAGTGGTGGCGAGGGACATGGATGGGGTGATTAATCCAGAAGCTACGTCTTTGGCTCATGAGCTTCTCAGGCGTTTGACGTACCTAGGGGCTGTGGATGGCTCATACGGTGCTCAAATGAGCCTACAAACGCTGTCTGAGAGCCTTGCTATGGAAGCCCTTTTGTATGGGGCGATGGCGGGTGAAGTGGCACTTGATAAAGCAAGGGTTCCTGCGAGTTTGAATCCGATTGCTGTGACGACCCTGAAGATGTACGAAGAGGACAATGCGACTCGGTTTGTGCAGGAAATTGGCGGGGTTGAGGTGGATTTGGACATTCCAACCTTCGTCTATGTGCCTGTTGACCAGTTGTTGGATGAGGCTTACGCCACGTCTTACTTCGAGTCGGCTATTCAGCCATTGATGGCGGATTTGGACTTCAACAATGACATGCGACGGGCGTTGAAGCGTGCGGTGTTACCAAGGTTTACCGCAGCAGTGGATTCAGCAAAGGTGAAGGCGTTTACACCGCCAGAAATTTTGGCTGACCCTGATAAGTTCGCTGCGTACAAGGAAGAAATCATCGCTCAAATTGAGTTGACGTTGAATGGTGCAGCACCGGAAGATGCCTTGGTTGGTTTTGATTACATCGAGTACAGCTATGTGGACGGTGGGCATGATCCGTCAGGCATCATTGAACGCATGCAGAAGGTTTTGAACAGCAAGCTGGCTTCCGGTGCAAAGACGTTGCCGGTGGTATTAGGGCATGGCGGGAATAGCAATGCTTCGTCCACGGAAGCGATGTTGTACGTGAAGCATGCGAATTTGCTGCGTGTGAAGCTCAATGAGTTTTACTCTCGGGCGCTGACCGTGGCAGTGAGGGTCATGGGGCAGGATGCTTACGTTGAGTTCAAGTATGCGCAGATTGACCTGCGACCGGATTCGGAATTGGAAGCGTTTAAGTCCATGCACCAGTCAAGGGTGCTTGATTTGTTGTCGTTGGGGATGCTGGCGGATGAAGAGGCTTGTGTGCTGCTGACGGGGAACTTACCACCACCGACATACAAGCCTTTGTCTGGAACGATGTTCCGACAAACAGGTTCTGGCACTGTGACGAATCCTTCGTCGAACACCTCAGCAATGAGCCAGACCTTGACATCTGATGCACCAAAAGAACCTAAGACTCAGAAATAAGCTGTATAATAGAAGTGTTGGCTAGGTTCGCTACCGAAAAGGCGGCTGACGCACCGCCCTGCCAACACTTCCATCTGCGTATGTCCTTAGAAAGCGTCAATCATGACAAATTCCCCATCTGTTTTTCAAACCACCATGTCTTCCCGCGAGATTGCGGAGTTGACAGGGAAAGAACATAAGAACGTCCTTGCCGACATCCGTAAGATGCTGGACGAGCTTGGAAACCACTCAACCGAGTTTTCGGCTGATCTCCCTGATTCCTACGGTCGTCTTCAGACTGTGTTCAACCTTCCAATGGCTATTGCCCTTAGGTACATTGTAAAAGCCAACACTACCCTTGGCTTGGTTGTAATGGAAAAAGCCGTGACTAACGGAGCGGTCTTGAAGGCAGTGCTGGAAGCCCTGCAAGACTTTGAGACACCTGACGACTTGCCAGAGATGTTTGTGTACGCCATCCGAAACACGGTCACAGGAAACATCAAGCTGGGGATTTCTCGCAACCCTGATGTTCGTTTAAAGCAACTCCAGACGGGCAATGATTGCCGACTGGAGTTGGTAGCATACCGACCTGCACACAACCGTTTCTCAGACGAACGGGCCTTGCACATTGAGAACAACTCCAACCGCATCAGTGGTGAATGGTTCTCAGGCGATTCTCTTAAATCTTTCCAATAATTTTAAGGTACCAGTCATGCCCAATCCAACTATTTTCAATTTTGACTCCACCAACATTCGAGTGGTGACAGGAACCAACGGAGAACCTTGGTTCGTTGCCGCTGATGTTTGTGCAGCTTTGGAGTTTGGCAATCCTTGGCAGGCTGTAAAAACACATGTTGCGATAGATGACCTCCAGAGTATGGAGGTCATTGACACAGTGGGACGCACCCAGCAGGCCAACCACATCAATGAGTCTGGCCTGTACTCTTTGATATTCGGCAGTACCAAAGAGTCCGCCAAGCGTTTCAAGAAGTGGGTGACTTCTGAAGTCCTTCCAGCAATCCGAAAAACTGGGAACTACGCAGTTACAACCGCTACAAACCACACAGAAGCCACAGCCGCCTTGCTCTTTTGGGATGCTGCGGTAAAGTCCCTCAACATTGCACCAAGTGGGCATCTCGGTGGAGTGAGGGCCATTGCCACCACCTATGGTTACGAGGCATTGCTGCCCCACCTTCCCAACTACGCCATTGATGCACCCACCAGTTCAACAACAGGTTCATCTGAACCAACCGCCTCAGCGTCCACCTTGTTGAAGAAGCATGACATCAAAATGTCAACCGTCAAGTTCAATACCAAGCTGGTTGAAATCGGCCTGCTGGCGGACATGACGCGGCCTTCCACCAGTTCACCCACCGGCTTCAAGACGTTCAAGGCCGTGGTAGGTAAGGGCC